AACTTGACTAATAATAGAAAATACATTGGCAAAAAACTGGCACAATTTAAAAAGACTAAACCACCCCTCAAAGGCAGAAAAAACAAACGGCGCACCAAAGTAGAATCAGACTGGCGCAAATATTATGGCTCATCCGACGAACTATCAGCAGACGTTGCTGAACTAGGCCCACAAAGTTTCAAACGTGAAATACTGTTCTATTGCACTAGCAAAAGTGAACTAAGTTACGTTGAAGCGAGAGAACAATTCAATCACAAAGTATTAGAATCCGACGAATGGTACAACGGGCACATTAGAGTGAGAGTGCATGGTAAAGGTATTCTCAACAAAAAACAATTAAACGGCTAGATAGTGTTACAATAGAATTAATTTGGCGTTTACGGTCTACGCATTAAACCGTCGTTAACACAAGTAAAACCAACTTTAGGCACAAAAGATAGCGGCTCTGAGAAAAAGCAACCGCGACTGGACATGTATTGCTGTTATGATATATGTAAGGTTCCGAGACTATCAGTGAAGGCTGAAGTAGGGGGTCAACGGGTTTCCGCCTCCGAGCAGCAATGCAATCTTCTTATAACAGATGAGCGAGACACGCAGATGATGGCGTCTTTTTTCATGGCTTCGCCCGGCAACGGGTGAAGTATGAGTTCAACTTCGAGATGATAGCACTTCGCTTTGCTCATTAAGTTTTTAATAAAAAAGTGATTGAACGAAGTGAAAAGAACGAATGAGCTTTAGCTCATTCCTAAAGTATAAGTTGATTGTGTTTCTTGCTTAGTTCGACATTGTCTTCGATAACAGCGTTGAAGTATTTGTAATCATTGATAGGTGTATCTAATAATTCACTCATATTCACACCTCCACGCATATACCAAACTAACTTGGCCATTGAGCCTTTTATGTCGTCTATGCGCTTATCGTAATCCTTTAGTAGCCCCTCAATCTCAGGATTAGACAGTGTCAAGAGGCGGATACGAAAAAATTTGCTGGATCAAATGTAAATGGTGTTGTGTACTCATGCCCGCAACTGTCGCACTTTGTATGCACAGTTTTTTCTGGAATGCCTTCGTTGACTTGTTTGACTCTTTTTCTTAGTGCTTCGAAAAAAGTTCTTTCACTGTGTTTAACGAATTCGTTAATCTGATCTCTGTCAGAGACTTGTACACCTTCTGGCGTAACAATATGATTGATACTACTGGTAATATTTTGTACTGTGTAGTTTGTCATTCTCTTAAAAATTTCATTGAATCTCTGTCTTTTTTCTTCTTCGTTCATGTCAATGTCATTGATTACAACCATCATTCGCTGTTGTTCAAACATTTCTAAATTGTTTAAGTTCATTGCATAATAGTTACTTGGTTGCAGGTATATTTGCATGCCTTTGTAATCAAACGGCTGTTTGTATCCTGAGATATCTACTGACATTTCTAAAAAACGTCTAAGGTCAATTTCGTAATTGTCTTGGTTTTCACATTCAGGACAAGTGCTTGTATATTCCATTTGTTCGCCATAACTAGCAATTCGTATACCTATAAACACTGTGTCTATGTCTACACTAGGAATACTCCAAGCATTTTTTATACTTGGAATACAACTTTCAATCATATCAACCACTGCTTGACCGTTCATAAGGGCATCTGGTGTATTGACAGCAATTTCATCTTTGGTGCTCATTGGCATTACACCTAGTTCACCGTTGATAGGCATTGCAATACTGCCCTCTGCATACCAATCACCTCCGCTAGGAAGTTTTAAATAAATGCTGGGTGTGCGCATGTATTTTGCAAGTGGATTTTCTTTGTGTTGCATGTTTGCAAGTTGTTCAGTGTTCATCGAAAAACTTTCGGGTACATCGACCATGATTTTCTCCAGGTAAATACAGTATAAATATGATACTATGTGTATATTTATATACGCATATAATTGGAGATTTTTTCTTGCCCAGCATTGAAGTTCCTGGAATCGGGTACATAGACGCAAATGGTTTTGCTGAAGAACAGACCATGCAGCGTATTCTCGCGGCTATTCAAGGTCAAGACGGCGGCGCCGGCGGCGGTGCAGGGATGGGCACACTAGCGGCAGGTGCTAATAAAGCAGGTAGTTCGCTTAGAAGCCTTTCTAGTTCTGGCCTACAAGCAAGCGGTTCATTGTCTGATGCAAGTAGTGCAATCAAATCAAGTGGTAATGAGATTAGAAAGGCACAGATTCGCTATTCAAGATCATTGAATGATATACAGGGTATCACTAGAGCAGCCGCAACCGGGCCTTTAGAAACCATTAATTCAATGTTTGGCGGTTTAAAAAATTATGTAACTGGCAGCGGCGGTTTATTAGATCAACTAGATGGTAACGTTACAAGTGCTATGGGTGCAGTTGTCAAAGGATTTTTAGATACTGCAGCGTTCATAGGCGGTGGTTTGTTCGGTGATTTAAATGAAATGGGAAAAGCGTTCAGAGAATCACAGCAAGCAGGTGCATTGCTAGGCGGAGATATGGTTGCATTTAGAACTGCTGCGGTTACTGCAGGACTAAGCATGACCGAATTTAACAGTATACTCAAAAGACAAGGCAATGATTTTGCTAGATTTGCTGGACAAACAAGAGTTGGAGCCTTAGAATTTATGGCACAAAATGCTGATCTTATTAACACACAAGGATCAGATTTGCTTAGATTGGGTTTAAATTTTGAAGACATGGGCAGTCGTACCGCAGAATTTTTAGGTACTCTCACACTAGCAGGAGAAGGTATTGATAAATTTAGATACGATACCGGTAGTTTGAGCATGGCAATTAGACAACAGGTTGTACAGCAAAAAGCACTTGCGGCAATCAATGGTACTACACTAGAACAAGAACGTGATAAGCAGAGAGCTGCAAGACAAGACATGGTTCTGCAGGCTAGTCTTAACGGACTAAATGCTAAAAACAAAGATGAAATCAATAATCTTGTGGCTGCATATCCACAAATTGCCACAGCAATCAAAGAAATTGCTGTGTTTGGCAGTGTTACCACTGAAGCAGGTGCTATGCAGATGATGGCTAATCAAGGTTTGACTAATACACTCGAACCTCTAGTGAGATCATTAGGACTTGCAGGCGATAACATGCAGTATGTAGGTAATGCTACATTACAAGCACAGCGTCTAGTAGATCAAAATCGCGCAGCAATTGCGGCTGATGTCGATATGCAATCACAGGTTGCTCAACTTGCTTTGGCTGGTGGACAAGGTAGATTTATTGGTGCTACCACTGAAAGTATCGAAAAAGGCTTTGAATATAATATGAAAGTGCTTGGAGATGTAGTTGAAAATGTATTAGGTGAACTCAATGATGATCTCACAAACTTTGGTACAGTAGCAGGCAATACAACTAAAACACTTAATAACATGGATTTGGCATTTAGATCACTTAGTTCAGATTTTGCAAGCACATTAATTGGATTGTATAACACAGATATTGCACCAGCATTATTACAAACTTTAGCAAACACAACAATTGGTGTAGCAAGAGGCACTCTTGATACTGCTCAAGGCGCGGCTAGAATTGCTGGTTTCGAGCCTACACCGGGTTCTGCAGCACTAGGACTCACAGGTAACCAAAATGCGCCAGTAAATGCAGATGCTGCGTTTGCAGGCTTAGACAGAATACAAGCCGGTGGGGTATTAGATTATTTCACAGGCGGTGGTGCTACTAGTTTAAAAAATGATATTGCAGAGGCCATAGCAGGAATAAATTTCGGACCGATGGTAGAGTCGCAATATGAAAACACAGCTGCAATCAAAGAAGCAAGTTCCGCCAACGTAGCAGCACTCAATAAATTGAACACTTCGGTGCAGAATAACTAAAAACTATTAGGTAAATACACAATAAGGTGTTATAATAAATCATGAGCTGGAAAAAACATTTCTCACTAGTAAAATCAGACAGTCCTCTTACAAACGTAGGCGGCAAAAGCAGCAGTGACGGTACAAAATACAGTCACTATTCGAGTCACTTGCCTGAAGTATATAGTGGACATCCTAATCGTACAGAACGTTATGGACAATATGAAACCATGGATATTGACAGTGAGATCAATGCAGCACTGGATATCCTTGCTGAGTTTTGTACACAAACTAACGTAGAAAACGGCACAGGCTTTGATATTCACTTTCATGAAACACCAACTGAAAGTGAAATTGATATTATTAAAAAGCAGTTGACTAACTGGAACAACCTTAACGATTTAAATATGCGTTTGTTTAAAATGTTCCGCAACGTATTAAAGTACGGAGATCAAGTATTCATTAGAGACCCAGAAACATTCGAGTTGTATTGGACAGAAATGAACAAAGTTACTAAAATTATTGTTAACGAAAGTGACGGCAAAAAGCCGGAACAGTATGTTATCAAAGATATTAATCCTAACTTTGAAAACTTGACAGCCACAGCAAATACATACAGTGACCATGGAAATCAAGGCGACTTATATAAAAACAGAGGTTATATACAACCTAGTAGTTTGTATGATGGTTCAGGCGGTGCTACTGCACAGGGACGTTTTGATCGTGCGCTAAATGAAAAAGCGATTGAAGCACAACACATTGTTCATGCTAGTTTGACAGAAGGACTTGATCCTAATTGGCCCTTTGGTAACAGCATCTTAGAACAAGTGTTTAAGGTATACAAGCAAAAAGAACTGCTAGAAGATGCTATTATCATTTATCGTATCCAACGTGCTCCGGAACGCAGAGTATTCTACATCGATGTAGGTAACATGCCTAGTCATATGGCTATGAGTTTTGTTGAGCGTGTAAAAAATGAAATACACCAAAGACGTATACCTAGTAAAACAGGCGGCGGTGTAAACATAATGGATACAACCTATAATCCACTTAGTACAAATGAAGATTACTTCTTCCCACAAACAGCAGAAGGCAGAGGCAGTAAAGTTGACACACTGCCAGGCGGTACTAATCTAGGCGAAATAGATGATCTAAAATTCTTTACTAACAAACTATTCCGTGGATTGCGTATACCTAGTAGTTACTTGCCAACTGGATTTGAGGATAGTCCAGCGGCATATAATGATGGTCGTGTTGGTACAGCAATGATCCAAGAAAAGCGTTTTAATGAATATTGCATGAGACTTCAGCGTCTTGTTTGTCAAACTTTTGACAGAGAGTTTAAAATGTTTTTGAAGTGGCGAGGTGTTGAAATTGATAACAGTACATTTAGCCTGCGTTTTAACGAACCACAAAACTTTGCTAGTTACCGCGAAACTGAAATGGATGCTGCTAGAATCAATACATTCCAAGCACTGGAAGGATATCCATATATGAGCAAGCGTTTCCTTATGCAGCGTTACTTAGGCATGACAGAAGAAGAAATGTCTGAAAACAACAAACTATGGCGTGAAGAAAATGCAGATATTAGTGTTGAAAGTGAACTACCTAGCATGCGCAGTGTTGGTGTTACTACAGGCGGCATACAAGCAGACATAGATGCATTTGAACCTGCCGCAGAACCTGCTGTGGCTGAAGATCCAGCCGCAGGTGGCGGTGAAGAAGGCGGCGCTGGTGAAGCAGGTGCAACTGGTGACGCAAGTCCAGTAGGATCCGCACCTCCAGCAGGAACGGAAGCCTAATAAATACGCTGTAGGAGATACTATGGCGTTCCGTAAACTATTTTTCAAAAGAGTACAAGGCATTCGCGACAATTACTTGTTGCAAGAAGGTGATATTGCGCTCGACGAAGATGATTTTCAGTTATATCGTGGAGATGGAAGCACTATAGGCGGTGTTGTAATCGCAGGCGCTACTAGTGCGGTTCAGGTGTCTACTGGTAATGGCACAGATATAAGCATTACAGGCGGCGAAAGCACAGCAACAGGCAGTACAGGCGGTAATACAGTTATTACTGGTGGTATAGGTGTTGCCACAGGCGGTAATGTTAACATTAATGGTGGCAACGGAAGCACTGATGGTAACATTAACATTGGTACTGAAAATACTACACTTATTACAATAGGCACCAGCGGAAACAACATTGACTTTCCTGCTACTACTACAATCGACTTTACAGGTGCAACTGTAACTGGACTTGGTGTAAGTGGAATTGCTAATGATATTGTAAATGATACAACACCTCAACTAGGTGGCAACTTAGATCTCAACAATTTTGATATTACGGGTACTGGTGATATTAACATTACTGGTGCAGTAACGGCTAGTGGCGGTGTTACACTATCAGGCACTACAGATGTTGACACTATTACAACTGACGGACTGACCATTACTGATAATAACGTATCAGCAAACAGAACAAATGATGATCTTATACTAAGTGCAAGTGGCACTGGTGATATTGTTATTAACGGTGATATGAAGTTTTATGATGATGACAAGTTAAAAATGGGTGACAATGATGACTTACAGATTTATCACCACAATAATGGAACTGGTATCATTCAGAATGCTGGTGCAGGTCAACTACAACTTCGTGCTAATACAATTAGACTTCTTAATTCGGCTACTGATGAAGACTTTGCTTTCTTTCGTGATGATGGAGCAGTTGAACTTTATTACAACAATGCCAAAACCTTTGAAACCACAGCAACTGGTGTAAAAGTTACTGGTAATCTAACGCTAGGCTCAACTACTGCAGTGTCTAGTGTTTTTGATGAAGATAACTTGGCTAGTGATAGTGCAACTGCTCTTGCCACACAACAAAGCATTAAAGCATATGTTGACGGGAGATTTACGCAAACTACTACAACAGTAAACACACTTGCAACAGATGGACTGACCCTTTCTGATAATAACGTATCAGCAAATAGATCAAATGATGATCTTATACTTTCATCTAGTGGCACAGGCAGTATCAATATAAACGGTACAGTAACAGGAACAGGTGTGCTAGATGAAGATGATATGGCTAGTAATAGCGCAAATCATCTTGCTACACAGCAAAGTATCAAAGCATATGTAGATTCACAAAGTGGTGGCGGAGGCAGTAGTCTACAAAGCAGAGCTACAAAAGCAGGCACAACTGGTAGTTTAGCAGATGCCGCACAAGCAGACTTAGACATCACAGGATTCAAAGCATACGCACTACTAACTATCTCAACAGACAGAGCGGCTCGTGTAAGATTGTATGTTAGTGCCGCAACAAGAACAGCAGATGCTTCAAGAGCAGAAGGTACCGATCCAACATCAGATGCAGGACTTATTGCAGAAGTTATCACAACAGGTGCACAAACAGTTATTATAAGCCCAGGTGCTTATGGATTCAACTTAGAAAGTAGTCCAACAACAACTATTCCTTGTAGAGTTACAAATAAAAGCGGTAGCACCTCCACAGTGCAGATAACTCTAAACGTACTTCAACTGGAGGCATAACATGGAATTATTCCAAGTTACACTAAAACGTGGTGTAGACATTGACGCTTTCTACGAGGATATGGAAACACCAGGCGGTGCTATAACTATTCCAGATAGAAAAGTAGAGTGCGGCGATAGACGCCCAACTTCAAGAACCACAGGCTATATGCTTACCTTAGAAGAAGCAAAAGAAGTAAGTTATGACGATAGAGTAGAAGTGGTTGTTCCACAGAGTGTATTGGACAGACAGACAGTAGTCAAAGATGCTACATACACAGGTAGATTTACCAAAGCCACTAGTCCAACTGGCTCGGTGTATACAAACGCTGATGGTGCTACTAGAGTTACATTCACCAATAATGATCACCACGCTTGGGGAATACTGAGACACATCGAAACTGACAACAGATCGGGTTGGGGTGCTGATGCCGGAAGTTCGGCTGATAGGCGTGTTGATACCAGTGTAACATATTCAGCAAGTGGCAAGAATGTAGATATCGTCATTGTAGAAAACGACACATTAAGCGATCACGCAGAATATTCAAGCAGATTAATAGACTACAATTGGGGACAACACTACAACACAATCGCAGGTGGTACAAACTACACCTACAGTCACGCAGATGCCCGTGATAACTTTAGTGCAGAAGATACCCATCCGACAGCAGTGGCTGCCTATGCGGCAGGTGAAAGATTTGGACTTGCTAATGATGCCAATGTATATCAGTTAGACCTAACCTACGAGAGAAGCAAATCAGGTGGCAACAGCACTAGCAGAGCGTTTGCTTACATTAGAGAATTCCACGCAAATAAATCTATCAACCCAGCAACAGGTAGAAAAAATCCTACCATTGTGAATGTGAGTTTGGGCACGGTCAATACTTATTCAGGTGCCAGTGTAGCACACTTCCAAGGCGTAACATTAGACAAAGGCAACGGCAGTACCTTCCTTACTGATGCTGAACTGTTGGCTCGTGGGGTGTACAAGAA